GATGTAGCAATCGGCGGTGGATATGTTCATCAGCAGGGTTCATTCGAAAGAGCCTTCAACGACGTCACTAAAGAGCGAGTTCTGCTCACTAGTGTTCCGCCGTTTGAACTCGCTCTTAAGAGTCCCCTCTCGCTGGATCATACCATCGACGTGCTTGCACTTGCAGTTCAGCTGCGTCGGAATTCTTAAACTTTTAGGAGTACAAATTATGCCTCAAATGGCTAACCTGATCATCAACGATGGTCAAACAACACCAGTTGCACATACCTTCTCCCCGGTGAAAAATGACGCCGGAACAGCAGTCTTTTCCGATAAATCGGGCGGCATTGCTGCTGGCTACCCGACTATCTCTCATACGGTTACTGCGCCTACCAAGGCGCAGAAGTACTACAAACACCGTATTAAGGTTTCTGTTCCTACACTGGACACGGCGATCGGTGCAGTAAACCCGGTCGCCTTCAGCCATGGTGGCGATTGCGTGCTGTTTTGTCCGGAACGCGGTACTGCTGCAAACCGAAAAGATCTGTTCGCCTATATCGGGAATTACTTTCTGAATGCATCAGCCAAAGTCTCGCTTGAAAATAACGAGTCCTGGTACTAAAACATCACGTGCGGCAATTCACTTAAATAAGGTGTTGGATCATGAGCAACGCTACAGCATCCCTTAGGCCGACATCGGCGCAGCCTCAAAGACATACAGCGAAGCGCAAGCGCAACGCCAAAAGTCAAGAGAGGATTGCCAAGAAGCACGAATCTATCAAGGTCCGTGTTGCCGAGTATCGTCTTCCGTACCGCGATCTTACGCGGTTAATCGAGGAGTTTTACATCGCGTGTGATTCACCGACTGCCCTTGGTCTCCTGCTCTGTACTAGAGCTGGTGATTACGAGTCAGTTGTACGTCACGAAATAAATCCCCGTCATTACATCGACAGGGACGCATTCCAGCGCGATTTTGCTGCTATATCCTTTCTTAGAAAAAGCGAGTTCGTGAGAACTGGCATTGATAAGGAGGCCGCTGCTTTGGCCGTATTCCATGCTGCCGAAGAGCAATGCAGTATCGTTAACAAAAGGTTCCGTTCGCGTTCTGATTTAAAACATAGTCAGTTCGCACCACTCATGATGAGTTTAGTGCGTAAAATCGCGAAGACGCTTGGCGTTACCCCTCAAGGGGATGACCTCGCATCTTTCGGAATCTCCGTCGACGAGCTCCTCGACAAAGGAGGGTGGGGCCCAGGTGTAACCACGCGGCTGAAAGGCTGCGACACCTCGGCGTCACGGAAGTTCTCTGAAGAACGAGAACTTTCGCACGATTTGCACCGCTACTTTTGGCCCGAAATTAAAGAGGCCTATCCTACTTGGTTGGGTAGGATCCCCGACGACGACCTCGTCTTCAGGGAGAGTAGTTCTGTTATAACCGTCCCGAAGAATGCCAAGACAGACCGCACAATCGCCGTAGAGCCAGGATTAAACCTTTGGTTTCAGAAGGCGTGCGGTGGTCTGCTCCGAAGCAAACTCCGGAAAGCTGGCTTCAACCTGAACTCGACAAAAGAGCCCCATCATGGGGCCTTCGTGGGGTCCCGCTTTGGCGGGCTTCCCACAGTCGATTTTTCTTCTGCATCGGATACGATCTCGACCGAGGTAGTAAGGGAGTTACTCCCCGAACCCTGGTTTCGGTTGCTCGATGCATGCAGGTTAAAGTCGTATTCGCTTAAAGGGGACACGCGTCCACTCGAGAAGTTTTCGAGCATGGGGAACGGTTTTACGTTCGAGTTAGAGAGCCTAATTTTCAGCCACGCAGCGTTAGCTGTGTGTGACTGGTTAGGCCTTCCGACTCGGGCGGTGACCGTCCATGGGGACGATATTGTCATTCCAAGCGAGGGCTTTTCCCTATACAGTGACTTTTGCTCGTACTTGGGCTTCAAGGTCAACACATC